TTTAAAAGTCCTTCTATTCATATCTTATTTATTTTATACTATTAATATTGTCCTTTTTTCTATACGAAGTAAGTTGTGATTTGTGTCAGGGGCAAGCCATACAAGATACCATTCCCCTTTTATAAATCCTTTCCACATTTTACCTTCGTATCTTCCTGTAGGTATTGAAGTCGAATATTCTTTCAGCCCCTTAAACGTTTGTTCGCTCATAAGTGCATGGGTATCGTCCAATTCAATAAATCTTCTGTGAGGTTGTTGCCAATGTTTCCCTAATGGATCAGTAATTGGCGGTATTATCTGTTCTCCGTTCATTTCTTGACCACTTAAAATTACCAAATCCTGATATCATAGTCTCTAAAATAATCTTCCAGTTCTTTTAGTCCTTCCAAACTGTGCAGTCCACCCTCGCCAACTACTTCAATATCAACAGATATTTCATAGTCTGTTTTAATACTTACCTTTGAGTTATTGAAAGTTTTTCTCACGTATTCTAAAATGCTCGAAGAATCAGTACCATTTTTTACTATATTGAGTACCATTGTTTTTTGAATTTTAATTATGCAACATCATCTAACGGTCCACTATAAACTCTTCCATCCATATAATACAACCTGTCCTCATACTGGTTGTTATGTAATTCCTCCCGGATTGCATTTTCATCATTGGCCCAATACTCATATTCTTCATGCCAGCATTTGAAAAAACTGTCGTAGCATTGTTCTATTAAGTCTGTGAGCGAAAAGTTGTCCGGATAACTGCACCAAGTTTTATAATATTTAATGATAGGTTCAAGCAAGTAATAATCGTAACACATACCAGTTAGTGGACAATCCTCTAAAGATTTAATAACCCTACTTCGTCTATGCTTATAAGTGCGTTTCCCGTCTATACACTCACCTGAAGTTGAATAATATTGGCCATGCGTAATGTATGGCATAATATTATTATTGATATATCGGAACAGTAACTTCCCACACAAATCCTCTGCGTAAATGTCATTATCACAATTAACTGGACATTCAAAAATTGGGTTATAACTACATTTAAAATTAAAATCGTATCCGCTATAGTTAACACTCCAACTATATGATTGGGTGTTTGTCAATTTCTCGAAAGCTCTTAGAGACGTTACATAATCCGAACCATAACCCTCCATGCACTGCTCCATTATATTCCAGCGTTCACGCTCAATAATTTCCTTTTGTACCTCATCCGACAATTCATCAAAAGTGTACAGTTGCAATGTTATTGTTTTCATTGATTTAAGATTGTTGGTTTTCAAACTCCATATAAAGGAACTCTGATATATTTGACTGGAAATTATAGGATATTCCCCATGTTCCAAAAGTTTCAAAGAACCAGTCAGCAAGAAAGTCCCGGTCCTCGTTAGCTTGTTCGCTGTCTTCACCGGCATCTAATCTAGCGATCATAGCATTTACAAGAGGCGTATCGTATGTAACCTCTCCATAAATATGATAAGGGTAGTCATAATCAATGTTATTGAAATTACCACAAATCCTGTGGTCTGGATTATGCAAGTATTTCTTCATATCAGAATTAAATTGCCAAGCCATTACATTGCTGTAATCTTCCAGATACTCATCCGAAAAGTTCTCCATGATAAAATCTTTATTTTCATCATCAACCATGCTTTCACGTGCATCTTTGAGAATTTGACAAAGGCGTGTCGCCATATTGTCAATATTTATATACTTCTTTTCTTCCATTTTACTACTTTATTTGAAGTTGAAGATTATCATTACCATAAGAATACATCATTACAGAAGCTCCACAAGGAGCATTTTTACCAGCATGGAAACATCTCACACCTATTTCACGAAGTTTCTGAAAAGCATCAAATGATTGATTTTCGTTTGGAAAATGCAAATCAATAGAACTACCAATATCTACATGCTGTACCTGCAAGGATACTTTGTTTTTGTGATTTAAGACTATTACATCCATATTATTCATCGTTTTCTTGTTCACGTCTATATTGTCTGTATCTATCGTATGCTTTAAATGTCTCTGCTATAGTTTCAGAGAGATCATCAAATTTTAGAGGAGTAATTTTTGCAAAATATGCAATCCCTTTAGTTGTATAACAACAATTTGTTACAAGTCTATCTGGAGTGCCAAACAAACCACGAACTTTAAATCGGTCATCTGATCTTACTTGGAAATGTTCTGACAACACCTTCAATGTTTCATTACCAGCTTTGACTGCTTCTTCCAAAGTATCAAATATACCTATGGCAATTGTCTTACTACAAGAAGTAGCTGGGCAGCTACCTATCGGTCTGTCATGATAACGAAATTCTATTTCTAACAATTCCTTTTGCATATTTCCTTTTGTTTTTATTATCGAATAGTTTTTTGATGGTGTCCATAGTTGTCCACTTTTTGAATATTAACTCGCTTTAACTTTAAAGGAAAAGGCGCAACCAGAACAATAACATTCTGATCGCGCCACCCTTCAAACAAAAACATGTCGAACAACACACATGGAAACAACAAATATATGTAGTGTTCCGGGAATCGAACCCGGATTTCTACCATAACACTTTACTCGTGCTTACGATACTCTTTCACTTGTTCAATATCATCCATATTGTTCCACCAATTTGAAAAGTCATAGTAAACAAGATCTTCATCAAATTCTTCTTCCCCATTTTCATCTGTAGAAATATAGTCTTCTCTGTCAAGGCTGGCTATATCAATCATATCTTCGGTGTCTGTGATACCGTCAAACCAATCTTGCGCTTCTTTCACATCATCTTCACTAACTCCTGCATCAAAATGTTCTCCATCCTTGTATCCAAGCCAGTCTGCAATTGTATCAAAGTCAAACCAAAAGAAATTATTTATGTCATCATCGGTCCAACCACTTTCAGGAGCAGCACTCTCCATTATGGATTCAATTTTATCCAGTTGTTCATCGGTACAGTTCTTTGCCCGATCCTCACCCCCACTCCAAAATTTGAAATCTCGAAGTGAAATTTCTGATATAACTTTCATAGTTCGTTTGCTTTTAAAAGTTCCTTAGCAACTCTTCCTACCCGCAGCAAGTATTCATTCCAGACTCTCCCATCAGAGATTCTGTTCTGAACAACAGCACTATAACCGCATTTAATATTCAATTCTCTCACATCATAAGGGGAAACAAGCATACCTCCATGTTGTGCCAAGTTATAATCCGGTTCTTTAGGAAATGATTTTATATACCTCTTAATAATTTGAATACTCTCTTGCTTATCCTTTCCTTTGGATAACAATAGTTTCTCAATACTATTCATAACAGCATTGAGATTAGGATTTACTGAATACTTCATATTACAACTGTTTTATGTATGAATACTCCAACGTCTTTCAGTCGCATTTGGGGACATAATTATCCCGCCGCAAATTTTGCGTTCGCCATTTACCACCTCAGAGAATCCAAAGCTATTTTTCGCAAAATCACCATATATTTCAATATGTTGGTTAACGGCAAATCTCACCCATTTTTGTAGACTTTTCAAGCAATCTTCAAAACTTGAATCTTGCAATTCCGAAGCAATATTCTTGACCTCTTTTACACGCTCTGATATTTCTGGGGACATTTTTAATTCCAATGGTTTGTTTATGGCTGCATACTCTTCAGGGTATTGAATGGAAAGTTGATGTATCCGGCTTCCCCAAATATTATTGAATATTGAAATAACCTTATCCTTGGATACTTTCTGAAGCTGTGCTCCATCCCAATAAAAATACTTATTATAGTCCAAATCGTCCCAATAAACAATACTTGCGA